TTCAAGGTTATAAATCTCTCTTGGTAACGAGGTTAATTTATTACTACCCAAATAAAGTTTCTTAAGGTTTTGAAGTTCACCAATAGATGGTGGTATCGAGGTTAAGTTATGCGAACTCATATCAAGTTTTTCGAGTTGTGTAAATGAACCAATTTCTTTTGGTATATTAGTATATTTCGAATTGTTGTTCTTATGATAACCTGAATTATTAATATTCTTAACATTTCGTCTATATATACTAAGGTTAGCGGGAATATAAAGTCTTCGCCTGACTCGGCGATTGTTGTTGTTGTTACTCATATACATTTATCTAATATTTTTATACCTAAGTAAAAATAGTTAAACTAATTAAATAAAATTAAAAATGAAATCTATTTATAAAACATGTATTGACGGTGAACTCGACGAATTAAAAAAACGTCGTAACGAAATTAATGAAATAATCGAAGAACTCCCAAAGGATGGTGATGATTTGAGAGAAGATGAAGACGATATAAGTTTTGCTATAGCATTCTGTAAAGATCACGATACGGCTTTGGAAATGTATAAATACCTATACGAAAAGTGTGGGTATCCTAAACATTGTGAATATTACGCTATGGTCGGAGCAGCTGCAGCAAGAAATGCAAAACTTATCAATTACATGTATAATAACCTCGAAGAAAACGAAAAATCATATTTTCTAGGTGATTTAGAGGACGAACTTGCGATGACGGACCATCCTAATCCAAATGTATTCATAGAATACGCTTTATTAGAATTAAACAATTAATAAACCTAAGTAGACTAAGTTGATTCTTAAAATTAAAAAAAAGTAAAACAAATCATGAATACATTTGAATATTTACAAAATAAAGTCAGTGAGTTTTCTGGTAAGAAAAACATGTGGAAAGGGACCCGATTTGAAAAAGTACGCGATCTTACGTGTGACGAAGTCGGTCAGTTAGGAGAAGATTTAATATACTCAATTTGCAATAAAAATATAATCGAGTGTAAATGGGATAATAAAAAACTTTCGAGTTTAAACGATAATGGTAAAGTATATGACATGCTCATTGGCGAAAAGAAAATCGAAATTAAAACTGCAAGACTCGGGGAACATGGTTCATTTCAACACGAAAATCTTAGAAACACGGGGGAAAGTGATTTTTGGATATTTGTTGATATTGCACCGAACAATATATATGTAACAGTTCTGAAAGATTTCGATTTATCTTTACAACGAGAACACGCCATTCTCGGTAAAAAAGCTCATTTAAGGAAAAAGGCGTTCGATCAATACAAACTCGATTTTTCCCCTAAAACGATAAGCAATTGTATAAAAGCCGGTATTACGATAAAAATAACCGAAAACGACGATCTTTATAAAATTGGTAAATTTCTACGATCTAAAATTATAACTGAACCACTTGAATCAGAGATTCATGAATTGACGAAGTCCTTAAATTATAAGCTGAGTTTGTTGACATGAAACTCACTTCGTGCCATTTAATAGTATTTGCCTTTTTAATCATACCATCTACATCTTTATTAAAAACAATACCATACCCTCTACGCCCAGGTAAATCCTCAAAGGATGTATATACCTTCATATTTTCTTTACCGAAGCACGTCGATGGTAGATAAATATGACACTTCCCAATCATATTTTTATTCCGCGTCGATGAAACTGTACCACCGTCAGACATCGAGTATATTTTTAAATGTGTATCGTCCATCTCCCGGATCGTGTATTTCGGATTTTCTGTGTATTTAGACCATATTTGAAATACCCCGTTAACTTTTGTATGTTCTCCGTCGGGTGAATGAAACAGTCCTGATACTTTCTCACTAAATATGAGATTGTATTTCGATACCCTTTTCCGAGGAGATCCTTTACCATCACTCTCGAACAATTGAGGGAGTATCAGGCACACGTAATCAGAAAAATCGTACGAGTGGTTTATAAAATTAAGTGCTAAATGCCCTCTCAAACCAAAAGGCGGATTCCCGAAAACTATATGTTTTTGGTTTAAATCGTCCGGTTTCCACGTTAGGTAATCGCGTTTTATAACACCCGGGTATCTAGGTTCGATATCTATACCAATAGTATTCTTTGGTAAAACTTTCATAAAACTACCGTCTCCCGCAGATGGCTCTATAAACGTATATTTATTTATATCAATAGTAACGATTTCGTTAAACCTTTTCCAACACTTTTCTGCCATATCGTTTGGTGTAAAAAACTGGTCTTTCTGTTTATATGTAAAATGAGTATAATCTATATCCCTACCTAATACCTTATATAAATCAAAAGTATAATTCAATGGAACGGAGCGTAATAAAATCCATCTGTTTATAGTACCATTAACTATATTTAGTTTTTTAGCTATATCAGATACAGAATGATCTTTGAGACATTCTTGGAGTAATTCATACGTCATGTATAATATTCTTATCGTATCTTTAACTATAATTTTAATGTAAGTTTATGGTAAGATGATAATCGCGTTACTTCTCATTATCATAAACGTGTATATATACACCAACACAAAACAAACAGATAAGGTAAAAGAAATACGGGAAAAGTATAGAATTCTCAGAGAACATATAAAAACCACAGGGCACGAGGAATTTGAAATTTTACGTCACGAAATACCATTAACAATGTATCACAGAACAAGGGGACACATTGGATACAATACGAATAAAGGTAACGAAATTGGGTTATGTTTAGATGGCGATACGAATGAAATATTCCACGTATTAATACACGAACTCGCACACTCAACAGTCGATGAGTATTCACATAGTAAAGAGTATTGGGCTAATTTTAAAAAATTAAGAGACATGTGCGTCCAACTCGGAATCTATAAAGAAATACCCAACAAAACACAATTTTGTGGTAAACACGTCCAGGATAAATAATCTAAGGTAAATGTAATAATGTCAGCGACAAAAGTTGATTTAGCAAAAGCTATTTTATTATGGAACGGAATTCTATCTTTATCCAGTGTACCACTACTCGCGAGTGAATACTGGTCTAATGTAATCTTTTTATTGATTGTTATACCTAACGTTTTGGGTATGATGCCAAGAGGTGGTAAAGTATGGGGTCGTCTTTCCCTGGATATGCCATTTCTTTTGGTATCGACTATACTAGGTTTACTTTTTACACTTGCAATTACAGAAACGAACGACAATGTGAAAGAAGACTTTGTTAGATATGGTAAAAATACACGGAGTACAGTGGCTGTTGTTGGACTTCGAGCATTAGGATTAACCATTGGTTTTATAATTGCTTATATGTTATTTGGTGGTGATAAAATGTATTCCCACTTTAATTCTGATTAAGCGTATCTTTTATACAAAAAGAATGCTATGGCGGCGACTGCACCTGTCGAAGCCAAACCAACGGCACTTCGGTTCCCTTGATCGTTAAGGAATTGTGGTACGAAATTCGCGAGTTTTTCTTGAACTGGCTTACTAATCGCTATCGCAGTACAAACAGCGACCACGAGAGCTTGGAACTGGTCATCGGTTAAATTAAATGGATTTTCACTAGAAGTACTTTTTTTCGCTTCAGTTGGTTGTTGAAGACCCATCATTGGCGCCTGCGCTTGCGCCTGTGTCATTCTTGGATCAACAGCCATCATTGGTGGCTCTAAGGGTGCTTCTGGTTGCATAACATCTTGGATTGGAGTAGAGTCCATGGTACTTTGTTTAAAATCAATATTTTTTTCAGATACAATATTCGGCGGTTCTATAACGGGTGGTTGTTTATTTTCAATAAAATTAGTAGACATGTTATTATTTAATGATACCATGCCATCGTTATTATCTGAAAGGTTTAAAGTACTCACGTCGGTTGACATTTATATGTATAGAGTTTTTTGATTTTTTACGTTTACGCATTAGCCTGGGTTATTGTCGTAAAGTATAATTAGGATATAAACACCCAAACGTTTTTATAATTCTAGGTAAATCATTTAATTCATCGTAACCACACATATCGTGATCTATATAAACTGTTTTCGATTCATGGCACACGTCAACCAATACACGGTACCCATCGTCACCATTTGTTACGTATTTTTCTTTGTCGTCACTCGTATATCGAGGTGGTACCAAAAAACTTGGTGCTGGTAATGGGAATATATTTAATGCTGAATTTAATCGTCTAGAGAAAAGTCGTATCATTTCTTCTTAATAACTTTTAATGGAGTTGTTTTTTTAACTGCGTTTCTATCACCCATTTTCATATTACCATGTCTGGGATTAAACATCTTTTTGTGTGTTTGCCAATACTGAGGAGCGCCTACCTTAAAATTTTTACGAAGTGTCGCTTTATACCAAAACACACAGTCTTCTATTCGATTACTCTTAGACGTATTATCTAAAACTAAACATTCGTAATTTTCTGTACACGAATCCATTACTTTATTAAACATCTCGAATGTTGGAAAAATACCAAAGAATGATTTATACAATTTCTCCCGATTTTGAATTATATTTTCACGTAAAATAAACACGTAATCTACATTTGCTCGAAGAGCAGGGGGGAGATCCATACAATATTGCATAGTTAACATGAAAAATATCTTCCAGTGTCGTCCATTCATAAAACACTGTCTAATACACGTATCTTTCATGAACTTCGAATCGTACATACAATCATCTAATAACAGGAATGCCCCGCAATTTGTTTTACCTGCACCGACCAACTTTCTTTGCCTTTCCATTACGCGTTCTATAGCTTCTCTATCGTAATCGCCGTATATGAAAAGGTCGGGTATATACTGTTGATAATAATGGTTACCTTCTTCTGTGGCGGATAAGACTATTCCTGCTGGTAAATGCTTCTTATGATAAAGGATATCAGTAACAAGTGTTGATTTACCCGTATTACGTTTACCTATAAAAACACAAACTTTATCGTCTGCCATGTTTTCAGGTTTGAACTTTCTCAATTGAAGATTCATCTACCATAACGCCTCGTTTTAATTTATAAAATTTTACTCACATAGAGTAAGAATGGCTGGTAAATTAAACCTTGCCGCCACTGGTATCCAGGACCAATGGCTTACTGGTGAACCCAAATTTTCATATTTCCTGATGAATTATAAACGACACACAAAATTTTCAATAGAAGCCATAGAAACTCCGTTTAATGGCGACCCCGATTTCGATGCTTCGTTCGAGTGTAACATACCAAGGAATAAGGGTGATCTGATTAGAAGTATGATGCTTAAATTTACTTTACCCAGACCTACAGTACCAGATAAAACATTTACAGTTTCGGAATCAGGTGGTAAATTTTTTATCGATGGTGTCGAACAGGCAACACTTACACTTTATGAAGGTGCAACGTATACTTTCAACAACGCAAGTCATCAAAACCACCCGTTTAGATTTGCTGCAGGATCACTCGATGGTAACCCACCCGATGATTTACCACCTGTTGACGGTGTCGGTACTGATTACAGTTATAAGAGGTACTCAACTTTGGATACATCAACACATTACGTGTATAAACTATGGTTAAATTCGACGAACCCCCCCGGCTGGGCTAATTCAGGAACAACCAATACGATACGGGTTTTAAAAGTAGATCCATTTACCTGGTCTGATAATGATACAGGTGATACTGTCCCGACTGTTATTGATACTACAACGTACCCCGGTAAAGTATCTCTGATACAATCTAGTGGTAGTGAATTTTATAGATTTAGTGTACCACTGTTTGGAGATTATACAACAGGTGTTACGAACCCGAGTACACCTACGGTTACTTTTACACCGTCATATAGTTCGAGCACACCATCAACTTTATACTATTATTGTGAGAACCATCCCGGTATGGGTGGTCAAATAGACATTAAAATAGTAAGTTACAGGGAATCTATAGCCGCTCAGATAATAGACTACGCCGATTTACGTATCGGTGGTCAAACTATCCAACGTTTAACGGGGGATTACATACACATGTATAACAATATACACAGTAACGAAGATGATATAAAACAAACACTTTACTTCTTATCTGCACACGGAAATTACATCAACGTAACACAGGACTGGGATTATAGTATTTTATTACCCTTTTACTTCTTAAGACATCCAAGTTTAGCACTTCCTGTATGTGCTCTAACTAAACAACAAGTTCAAATCGAATTAAAGTTTAAAAAAATGGAAGATGTTACTATATCATACACGAGATCTAATGGTACTATATCAGATCCACCGTCGGGTGTTTCAACATCAATCAAAAAAGTATCGTTGGTTTCCGATTTCTTTTTCATAACCGAAAACGAAAAAAGTTTCTTATCGACGCGACCAATCGAATATGTTATGACACAAATTCAAATGTCACAATTTAAGTTTAACCCGGGTGTATCTAAAAAAGCAGGTATGTTAAATTTTAAACACCCGGTAAAAGAAATGTTTTTTGTAGCGATTAGTGACGATGTACATAAATACGAAACAATAAAACAAGTTACAATGAAATTTAACAATAATACAATCATCGACGCAGATACTTTAATGTTATGTTACGAACAACCATTGAAATATTACACGGGAATAACGGACGGTAATTTCGGTGTATATAGTTTTTCAATGAATCCCGAAACGTATTACCCGACGGGACAGGTTAATATGAGTAGAATCGCACACAATTTAATAGAAATAGAACTCGATACCCCAAACGCTAATTTTGGTCACAAAGTGTATGTATATGCAGTGAACTATAACGTTTTAAGAATAGAAAGCGGACTTGGTGGTTTAAAATTTTAGTGAGTTATACTAGTAATGGCTGGTCGTGTTCAATTAGAAATATCTGGTCCACAGGACGCCTTTTTTACGGATGATCCAGAATACACATACTTCGTAAAAAATTTTCAAAAACATACTAACTTTGCACCTTTTTTTAAAGATTTAGACGTGGAAGGTGAAATGGAATTTGGTAACACTATAAGGTGTACCATACCACAAGATCAAGGTGATCTTCTCAAAACCGTGAGTTTGAAATTTGAATTATCTAGCATACAACAAAACCTAGTGAGTTGGGCTACAGGATTAGGTTACGTCGAGTCTATAGGACACGCTATTATTGAGTATGCCGAAATATTAATTGGTGGTAAAATAATTCAAAGAATACCAAGTGATTTTTTAGCAATTTATTTCGATAATTACGTATCACATACAAAACAAGAAAACCTTGGTAAACTTATTGGCAAACCACCGGGTGAATTATCAGGTACACGATGTCGTCATCCAAGTATAGCAGGATATTTAGGAAACGCTACATCTAACCAAAAATTTTTCGTCGATATTCCGTTTTACTTTTACAATAATCCTGAACTTGCCATTCCGGTATTTGCGATAGATAAACAGGAAATTGAAATTGTTATTAAACTTAGAGAACGTAGTGATTGTATTATAGGGTATAAAACTTCAGATCCAGACTACGTATTTTATACAGGTGATCTTGTAACAACAAAAGGTCTCATTAAGGACATGAAAATAACGATCGAAATGGTGTCGTTAGTACAAGACGAAAAGGATAAGATAAAATCTAAAAAAATAAATTATGCAATTACACAAATTCAAGAAGTTAAGAATAGAATACCCCAAGATGCAAATAATAACAATTTAGTACATACAATACACAGACTTGATTTTAAACATCCCGTAAAGGAACTCTTTTTTATAATACAAAGAATGAAAAAAACAGTGAACAGTTGGATGGTTACTAATTTTGATTACGATTCAGAACACCAAGTATATGATAACTTATATACGAATCAAGAGCATTTACAAAATCTTTCTTTAACATTGGACGATACCGATGTTATTAGTGGAGCATCCGGTGAGATTATAAATTTACGCGCGGTTCAAAGTGGTGTACACCATACGAGAACGCAACTTTGTAGGAGATATTATTCGTATAGTTTTGCCTTAGAACCTGAACGTTGGTACCCAACAGGTCAAGTCAATTTTAGTTTAATTAAAGACCAGATACTTAAACTTACAATATTACCAGATCAGGATCAAGAAAGAGAACTTAGAGTTTTGGCACAAAGTTATAATATACTCCAAGTGGAGAACGGTATTGCAAAATTACTCTACTAAAATGTCAATTCAAAAAGAAAATGAAGCAACTTTACTCCTACAGGAACAATTACAGGATTCTGCACTAGATGTTATACAACCAATTTTAGAAAAGGCAATGGTACTTGCAGCAGGGTACGCAAAGGCGTGTGGACGGGATACACTTCTAGGTGAAGATATGGAATATGCCATGAAATACTGCGCCATGCACGAAGTTGGTAAGAAGTTAGGATCACACTTTCCAGAAATATACGAAGAAGACTCCGATAGTGACAATTTAGAAGATGAACTCGAAATTATCGATGAAGATGAAGAAGATATCAAATTCACAAGGTATTCAGGTCGTGAATACAAATATGTTAAAATAAACATGGCATACGACAATTGGAACGAATGGGTGCCGAAAAATCCGACAGAACAGATGTTAAAAAATGCTATAGATAGTAATGAACACCTCTAATTTAGATGGTTCTGATATCGAAACGAAGTATTTTAAAATAACAGGTGATAGTTCAGATAGTGAGAGTGAATTATCCGAATCAGATACCGAATCGGAAACCGAATCAGAATCTAGTAGTAGTTTATCAGGACACAATGGTAAAATCAAAATGCTTAGAGGATACTTAAAAAATACAAAAAAATACAAGAAGATTTTATTTGAGGATACTTTATTCCCAGAATAAAATCTATATTTATAGTATAAAAAATGTCTGCTCAAGAAACTGCTATGCTCGTCGCTCGTGAACTCGAAGGTCAATCCCTCAACGCCATTGTTGCGGGTTTCTCATTCGCCGCCGCCCTCTCGTGGGTCGATTTGGTGAGATGGGTCGTCAACCAAGTTGTCAAGGTTAACAAGAACGGCGGTATGAACTACACGCTCACAGCCTTGTTTACGACTCTCTTGTCTATCTTCGTCTACTTGGCGATGTCCAGAATGTCTTCCAAGGTGCAAAAACCACAACAACCAGTCTTCGCCATTACGAAGTAACTTTTTGGGGTTTTTTAATTATAAGTAATAAAAATATTCCCATGGAAACTAACAAAAATATAGATATAAATGCATCCCATTTATGACTATCCTCTTCTTCTTTTTCGAGGATATTCATAGGTGTTTTCAAAGACTCAGTCATGGTTTCTTCCGCAGTTTCTTCCGTAGTTAATCTAGGTATATTAACAAATTTATCAGTCGAACATGTAACAGCAAGTTTTAGTATATGATTTGCGTTTCTAAAATTGTATGGTATTAAACGATTATTACTACTATAATAAAACTGAACACGTAACTTCGAAATCGTTTTGTGTTTACCCGAATCAAAATTGTGTTCTACTGCATCGTCCACACCCGAATAATTTATAACGTCACCACACAAAAGTATCCGGCCGGTATAAAAAGGTAAATCTGAAAATATCGATTTATTAAAATCATCAGAACCACTACTCAGTTTAACTATAATAGCATCTGCACCTTGTAAATTAATACTACCAGTTTCGAGTGTATATGGTGAAGTAGATGTAGAAAATACATTACTCGCGGTTAAACCTAACACATCGTGTGGCGTTGTTCTACCACTCACACTCGATTTATACCCGTTTGTACCATTGTAGAAATCAAAACTAAATTGGTTTGGACCCTCAAACGTTATAGCATTCGTATCTTTATCGTATGATGATGTAGTTAACATACCATTTGAATTAACAATAACATTAGAAGCTAAATCTTTACCATCGTAGTTTCCGTTTGGTATTGTTATATCATAATTAGTAGATGAACTATTAATAGTGAACGTATTATTTCTATCGTTTATGAGATATTGACTATTATGAATACGCGCTGATATTAACGATATTTTACTAACATTGTAAATAGGAGTTTTTAAATTAACAACATAATCACTTGGATTAGGATAAGATACAGGATCGCGTTCTCCACTATCTATATCTAAGGTATGTACCTTCATTAAAATAACGGAGTATTATTTTAATGAGAGTTTTAACTTAATAATTCAAAAATAATTAACAAAGACTATGCGAAAGAGGGTTATTTTGGAGTTGTCTTTTAGCGACTGCCAAACCGGCCTGGGTAGTATTAGGATTGGCATTACCCTTATAAGCGTTGAATTGATGATAATCGTTATTTTTATAATGTTGAGTCCAACCACCGTCTGGTGAGTTCACTCGACCATCTATGCGCGTTGTATCCGAACGAACACTCGTAACCATACCACCTTGGTTAAGTGGATCGGCGCGAACATTCATACGACCTGGACCAGCTGCACGACCCGCCTTACCTCTTCTGTCATCTGGTCTAAATCCGTACTTACTAAGTTCACCCGCTGTATATGCATCCCCATATACACGCTTTTCACCAATTTTAGAACCTGGAGAATTCAAGTAACCGTGACTGAATTTATGAATACCTGGTGCTGGGTTGTTTTGATATTGGTAAGCTTCTATATTACCATCCTTCTTGTTCCTCGTTGGTTCAGCAGCTCGTGTAAGTGCCGAAACTGCTCTTTTTGCCGAGGCTGTAGAAAGTGTATCGGTTCGAGAACCGGTTTCCGATCTGTTTGTTGTTCTTTTTGTTCGTTCGTGTTCAGCTCGTGTTGTTCTACCCGAAAAGCCTTGTGCTCTCCCACCTGCATTTGGAAGACGATCTGGGAGATATGCAGTTTTCTCTGGTCTATTGTGAGCCAATTCTCCTGCAATACCTCGTCGACCACCTTTACCGTCAAAGGCGGGACCACTTCTGCCTGGTAAAGTTGTCAATTTATACGCACCAACATTTTCTGGGTTAATACGGAAAAGTTGGTGATGTCCGCCCATAGCGGGTACATTTGGTCCAACACCGAGAGCGGGTCCTACATTTGTTCTTTCAACTGGTGAAAGGTTATTCATAATTCCTCCATCGTACATTCTATTTCTCATTTCCAAAACTTCACCGCCCGACGATCTACCTTGTTGAGATACATCACCGAACGACGAAACTTCCGTTTTAGAGCTATATTCAGATTCAACTAGAGGTGAAGTTTGTCCTAAAAATTCATCTTCTATCATTAAATTTCTATCAGATTCTGGTCTAACGTCAACTTGGTCTGCTATCTGAGCACCTTGAAGAGTATATTGTTCTTCTGAGTTTTTACTAAGTTTACGACCGGCATAAACTAATCCTGCTATAGCAAAAATCGATAATGGGTCAGCCATTCTTATTTCTTATTAACATTTTTATTCATGTACCTTTTACCAAACATACCATTTTGTACATCGGCTCGTGTACTCGCAGGTTCATAGCTTTGAGTTCTGAGTGGAACTTTACACTCGACATGTTGAAGTGGGTGGAAATTCTTTTCATAAGTCTTCGCTAAAACCTTGTTAAATCGTGTAGTTGATTGTGGACGAAGCGCATCGCTCACTTCTATATGTTGAGCTGGAGACCCTTTACCTGCCATATATGGAGCAGTTCCGTATAACATGGTATTTGGTCTCGCAGAACCATAATTCAATGTACTGGGCTGAGGATATACAAAAACCTCTTCAGTTGCACACGCAGTTGGGATAGCTTTATCTTGGACTATTTTCAATCCTGGTTGGAGTTGGTACGCCATTTACTATTACAAAAGATTTTGTTTAAGCAAATCGAGTATCTACTAATAACTAAAAAACATATTTAAGGTGAAAATGTAGCTGGCGCTCTACTTCCATGAACGCGAGAATCTCCGTCTGGATCTAAACCTCTAAACGCTTCGAGCTGTGCTCCTCTTGCATCTGGGTTACATAAAAGTGGGTTTTGTCTACATGTTGGTTCTCTCTTCCCGTGAATAAACTCATAATGCGAATCGGCCGTTAACGCAACGTCTGGGACAGTTACAAATTGCCTAGACATGGCATTTCTGTGATGTTCCGGGGCAGATGATCTCGAACGAGCTGGTCCATATTTAACACCATCTGTGACTAAATTATTAACACTTGTTTTCACGGTTGGGTAATAACAAGCTGATGGTCTATCTGGTCTATCACCAAATTCAGACATGAGAACATTTCCCATGGGGTTATCTTTTGTTGGTAATTGACACTGACCGTATTTATATTCTGGTTGTTTACCTCTGTTAAGAGATTCTTTAACCATATTAGATTTTTCCATTATGTAAAGTACGCCTAGTGCTGTACCACCTATAACAAATATACGCACGTCTCTTTTGATTAAATAGATTATACATGTCGCATAAATTATAAAACGTGCTGCCGAATTTACACGTTCTTCTGATGATTGTGTACTGGATGGCCAAAAATTTAAAACTTTATCTGTACGAATAAGCTGTTTAGGATCGTCGAACCACGATGTCATTTATATAATAGGAGTTTATTTTTTACCGTTGCCTAACATTCCACCGAGCATACCCTGCATGGTTTTCATAAGTTGCTCTTCGTTCATGTTACCTGCATCATCGCCCATACTATCTGCACATTGCTTGGCAACCTTTTCAATCATATTAAGTGTGTCGGCTGGTATAGTTTTGATAGTTGTACCAAGCATATACAACGTTTGTATGTATTGCCAGATAGCATCTTTTGTTTTTTGAGAACACCCTCCCCAATGTTTTTCTAAATTCACACCTTTCATAAAATCAAGATTTTTAGATTCTTCAATAAAAAATGTTTCATCCTTTGCCGAAATTTTATCCGCATAAGGCATTACATTAGACATGAAACCGTCAACAACTAGTCTTGGGTTAGTATCTTTCATAAGATCGAATGCAGATCTACATTTTTTCAAACCTTTCTCTTCTGGGAAAGTTTGCTGCAATTCGTCAATGAATTGACTCATCATTTCATTGAAAGCTGTTACCGAAGTCATTTTTGTAATAAGTATAGTAATACTATCTTTAAGTTATATTTAAAATGGTTCAGATGATATAGTCTCTTTCTTACCCAAACCGTTAGACACTATAAAAAAAACTAATATAGCAACAAGTGCAGCTGGTTTTGTGTATGCACTCATAGCGAGCTTACCTTCATTATTTAATTTTGCTTTAAAATGTATGTATCCTGCTGTAATAGAACCGGCAATTATACCGGCCCATGCTGGGTCTCTTAAATAGTCTTCAAACTCCATTTAATATAATTGAGGTTTTTTTCTATGAGCATCGGGTGCATCTGAAAATAAAACACCTTCTTCAGGATTTTGGACAGGTCTTCTGTCACTTGTATTTATAGTTTTGAATTCGTTATCGTAAAAAGAAGACGATTGTTGTTCCGTGTTAGTTTCCATGGGTTCTTCACTTTCGGGTATTTCCATAGGCTGTTCCTGTTGTTCTTCACCCATATTCATACCCATATCATCCTGTTGTTGTTCACCTTCCATAGGCATTTCGTTTTGCATATCACCACCACCTTCGAATGGTTCATTAGTCACTTCTTCCTGGTCACCTTCGAGAAGTTCTGGGTCTTCAGAATCACCGACTTCAGCATCACCCAAATCCAAATCTTGTCCTTCTTGTGTTTGAGACATGTAAGTTTGTAAAATTTGTTGAACAGGGATAAGTTCTTTTACAGCATTTTCTATACACATTGAAAAACGTTCAAAAAGTTTATCATTCCTCGAATGTTCGTTTTGTTCTTCGTGGTATATGTAAGGATCGTTATAGAGGGATTCCGCGGCCTTGTTATAACACATTTGAATGAACACTTCATTAGTAGGAAGTTTCAGTGATATTTTTTTGTTATCTTTGCTTAATCGAACAGCTGACAATATTTTTACACAGCTTACAAAAACTGCAGCAAGTAAATCATTAAACCACGCACATCTATTCGCTATGTTATCGGAATGTTGTTTCGACATAGCATCACTCCAATTAGGCACTTCTTTGAGAAGTTTTTGGTACATTACAAGAACCTTTCTTCCCTTAGATAATTTGTATGCTTCATCATACATTTCTTCAAACGTCTCTATCATAACCGGGCACATGAGAATACAAAGCTGTCCGAGATATTCTCTTTTAGCTTCTACGAGTATGTTAAGGTTATCCATTTATGATAAAGGGGAATTTTTTTATGAACTAATTATCGCGCTGTCCTGTATTTATTTGCAGCTTTTTTTAAATTTACAAGCGTTGGAAAATCTTCACACGATTCATCTTCTTGAGTATTTTGATCTCCTCGAGATTTATTCTTTTTTGTAGGTCTCCAAGATATACATATTTCATACTCACCAACGACCTGGACCATAAAACCACCTATCTGAAACTGTCTAATGATATATTGCATCGCTTTTACTCTATCAAATTGCGGATACCCCATAACATATGAAGGTATTTGTGCAAATAGATATTTTTGACCCATATCAACAGATTGCCTTATTCTCTTAGTTATCTGTTCGTATATTTTCGTATAGGTTTCTTTTTTCAGTTTGTTTCTTTTTTCAGCTATTTTTGATATATCATCTATACTGATCATTACAATAACGCTAATTTATTTTTTTTCACAGTATCACTCAGTTTTTCAATCAAACCAGGACCAGCCCTTTTTTGTGGTATTACAGGGACTTCAACCTTTTTAAGAGTACCATACATTTCCTCTGCACTAGTCACTTGTTTTTGTATCAAATCCGTATTCTTAATATATTCTATTTCGTTACCCTTTACACGTAAATAATCTTCAAATTCCTGAGGTTTTGTCGGGTTAATAAAAGGTTTATCATTCTCTGGTAAAAGTATATCAATTGGTTGGGAACGTATAGATAATATAGCAACCTCTGGTTTATCATCGATTTTAACCTTACTCCCGGACCGAAATTTATCTAAATTTTTTTGATCCTTCCTAAGCCTAATCAATTCTATTTCACTCAAGTTTTCTATACCCTTATCGAGAATTTTATCAATGTTTTTTTCTGTAGTTTCCATAATATCTTGTGTTTTTTGTCCGACACCGGGAGTTTCTATACGAGGACCTTCGTTTATAACCCGAATATCAACGGCTATAGAAAACCCAAAATCAAACCCCTTGTTACCATATTTTACTACCATAAACATACATCTAAAAAGTTTACCACCAGATTTTTTGTGTTTATATAATTTCATACTGGTTGTTTCAATAATGTAAGTACACAAACCCGTTCTTTTAGAAATAGCTTTATTTGCTTGTAAAATGATTTCATTCATGAGATCATGTGTTATTACTATAGCTTCCTTAACCTGTTCATATTCAGCTAACCGAATGGGTTCATCGGATTCAAACAATTCATTTTTACCACCATATTTCTCTTCTCTCCTGGATACGTATAATACTATCAGGAGAAAGACTATAACAGCAATGATCTTATTCATTTAGTATTAAATGTTATTTTTATTTTTTAGTAATGTTGTGATTTTATCACGTTATTTTTTTACTATATAATTTTAGAATGTCACTTTTGATCTACAGTCCACATTGTAACCATAGTTTAGATATAATTGATTATATACAGAAAAATGACCAATTGAAAAATATTGTATCTTACCACAACATTAATGAACGTGGTATCCCCCCTCAATACAAAAATAAAATAAGCAGGGTACCAACAATGTTAACTAAAAACGGTAAACTGTTAGTAGGTAACGAAATTAAAAACTGGTTAGAATCGTTATTACCGGTAAAAGAACTCGAAATGTGCGGGTTTGGTGATTGTAATATGACAACCTTAGACGGGGGTGAGAATACAAACGAAATGTTTGGTATCGATAGTTACGGAGTTTCTTTACAGCCCGCTATGACAGCCGAACTCGAAGAAAAAATAAACAAGAGTGTTAGCGAAGCGTATACTTCGCATACACAAGAAACTAAAAATTAATATAAAGAAATGAATACACTTTAAACCTAAATGAGGTTAGCTACTATACAGGCTTCTGCTATTAAATCAACCTTTGAAGTACTCAAAGATATACTAAATGATGTTAATATATATTTCAAACCGGATGGAATGTATATAGTCACACTCGATACAGCGAGAACATCTCTCGTAGATATGTTCTTATCGGCCGATAATTTTGAAGAATACACATGTGAACAGGAAATCATAGCCGGTATAAATGTATCGAATACATTTAAACTTCTTAAATCTATATCAAACACGGATGTTCTTATACTATCAATAGATTGTAGAGAATATATGCACATAGAAATACACAGTGAAGTAAAGAAAACGTGCACGAAGTTCGACTTAAAACTTCTCGACATAAATGAAAATCAAATTGAAGTACCTTCCATGAATATGACAACTATAACACCCATGTCATCTTCCGATTTTCAACGAATATGTAGAGACATGTTCAATATAGGTAACGATATCGAAATAACAAGAACAGGGAATACTATGAAATTATATTGTTCCGGTGATTTTGCAAATCAAGAAACTACAATTCAATGTATAGAAGAAAGTCCTGAAATATCAGGTGTATATTCACTTCGATACATGAACATTTTTACAAAAGCAACGGGAATGTGTTCCACAGTCCAAATTATGCAAGAAGACCAAAATAGGTTTTTAATTTTAAAGTATAATGTCGCAAATTTAGGCGACTTGAAATTTTATTTGGCAACTAAGGTATCCGAAAATCAGTAATATACGATGAAGCGGTATCTACATTTTTTACAAACCCTATAATATTTTTTATACGTATCGTAGGATAATCTTCTTTTAATGTTTCATCGTCATAATATAACATATCCTTAACCATAACTTTCTGATTATGAAAATCAGACCTTGGTCCAGCGTATCTTCTAATCTTATTTAACAGGTCTTTCACAGGTTTATCATGCGAATCAAGCAAATGTGCACTCGAGAGTGGCATGTTAAACACAATACCACTTGTTTTTTCAGGTGGCCATTCATGGTTCATATCGTACGTTAAGTATTTGTACATTTTATCTCTGTACCAATATTTTATCCGAATAACTATTTTTTCAATATTTTCAGGTATTTTTGTATTTCTATAATCTATGTCATTAAGTGATTTGTAATGTGACATCGTAGAACCATCCCATTCATCATACTCTTCGATCCAAAAATCATCTAATGTATCTTCGTCTGGTATAATTTCATTTGTGTAATATTCCATGGACGTGTCTATAATCGTATAATCAGGTTTACCCCTTACAGATTTTAACGTGTCGTATACCCAAATAATAACATTAGTTAAAAGATTGAATACCATTATATATAGTTATTATATGGAAGGTAATTTTTTAAGTAGATATAACAACAAAATTGAAAATTGGAAAGAACTAATAAAAAATGACCCAAGTAAAAAAAGTGAATACGAAACTGAGATGTCACAATACATTATACAGTGTATGCCATATATGAATCAATATACATGCGATTCAAAAATAGAAAGTTCTACTGACAATATATTCAATTGTAAAGAAACGGTTGGTTTACAGAGAAAAGATATATTTAACGATTATCTCGCCGATGTCGAAAAAGTCAATGTTGATAGACCAGTTATTAAAAAGAAGGAAGAGTGTCCCAATTGTCCCGGGAGTACAGTGTACCATCTAAGAGATACAAGTGATCTCGTGTGTGAATCGTGTGGGTTAATAATAGCATCACTTATAAGCGAAGAATTAACCTATAGAGAAGAACAGGAAACGTCAGAAAAAATTGTGAATTATTCATACAAAAGAGAAAATCATTTTAACGAATGGTTATCACAGTTTCAGGCACAAGAAACTACTAATATACCTACCGACGTTATAGATCAATTACGTAACGAACTGAAAAAAATAAAAATAAAAGCCGTCGAAGAAATTACACATGCACGAGTTCGAAGTCTCTTAAAAAAACTAAAACTCAATAAGTATTACGAACACGTACCTTACATAACAAATATTTTGAGTGGTTTATCACCGCCGAAAATGCCGCAAGAACTCGAAGAAAAATTACGAATCATGTTCAAAGATATACAAAAACCGTTCGATGATAATTGTCCGTCGGAACGTAAAAATTTCTTAAGTTACTCATACGTTCTCTATAAATTTTGTGAACTTTTGAGTGAAGATAAATACTTAAAATATTTTCCACTCTTAAAATCAAAGGAAAAATTATATCAACAGGATGTTATATGGAAGAAAATGTGCGAAACTTTGATGTGGGAATATATACCAACCATATAAAAAATATCAGTATAAAATAAATGAACACATTTAAAGTTCGTAATAACAATTCGAAAAAATTACAGAAAAATACCAATAACAATAACAGTAACACAAGTGCAAATAGTCCAGTGATATTGGGTAAAAAAACGCGTCGTAAACCTACCACAAATGTGCGTAAACCAGTTAATAGAACTAATTTGAGAATCGCACAATTACTTATAAAAAGACAGGAACTTAAGAGAGAATTGAATATAACTAACGCTGCTATAAGAGTATTAAAAGCAAGAAAATAAAATATCGTTTAATATAAAAATGCAAGCCGATAAAGAATTCAGAAAAGCTTTGTCGGCCATTCTTAATCAGCTCCAAAAGGAAGGGAAAGCTCTCACACGAACCCAAAAAAATATGGCAAATACACTCAGAAAATCGACAAAAAATGTTAAAACTATGGTAACACCATCAAAAAAGAAATCACCAAAAAAGAAAACTTCCAAAAAATAAATAATTAAAGAAACGCGTTTCATAATAGGTAATGAACGATCCGTATTACAATTTCTGTTTAGAAGAAATCAGGTTCTACACAGAAAAGATAAACGAAATTATAAATGAAGGTCTTAAGGACCCCAAGACATACTATGAAAATTCCAAAAGTGATTGGAAAAAAATATACCAAATGATACCTATTATGTATTTAATGAACCAGGTGGAAAAGGAGGATAAAAAATAATATAACTTATATTAATGAGCTCGAGTAATAGTCGATCAGTACCGCGTCATAACAATGAATACTACGCAGGAACTCCAGAAGTTACATACAAAAACACGAGAAAGAGAAAATCTACACCAGTAAAGTACAGTACTTATGCAAAATACTACAATTATACAAGTCCAGCTAGAAACTCAAAAGAGTATCAAAACAGATTTAGAGTTACACCTCCGTCTAGTCCATTTAGGTTTGGGGTTGGATCACCTTCACCCATGAGAAGACAATCACCTCGAATAAGTGAAAGACAACGCAAAGAAAATGAAAAATTAAAAGCCGCGCAAAAAAGAAATGAAAATAGAAGAAAAAAAGAAGCTGCTGAAAAGAAAGCAAAAGAAGAAGCTGCTAAGAAACCAAAAACATTAGAACAACAACTCAAAAATGCAAAAACACTTTCAAATTTGAAAAAGATATACAAAAAAGGCGCGTTACAAAAACATCCAAATAAAGGTGGTACAAAAAGTAACTTCCAAAAATGGAAAAATTTATTTAATAAACTTGAAAAACAATTTTAATCTAAAGTAACATACCTAATTTCTAAATCAACGTTTTGTGTTGGTGGGAAATTTATAAGGTACGAATGTTTTAACCCCGTAAGTTTCAAGTAATTTTGTGCTTGAGTTACCATTACATCAGTCATATTCTTCACGGCTTTGAGTTCGAGCACGATTTCACTGTTCAAAATCAAATCCGCGCGTAAATTACCTACATTATGCCCCATAAATTCTATGGGAACTATTCTTTCCGTTTCGTATGGTATATCGTTTTGTCGAAGTAAGACTTCAAGTGCCTTATGATATACAGACTCGCTATAGCCGGGACCCAGGTTTTTGTATACGGTTTCGGCATACTCCTTTACCATTTATAATTTAAACAGTTTACCTCTTTAAATTATAAATTTTAAACTATTTATAATTATTTATGTATCTTTTATTGTTCATCTGGTGGAGTGATCTTTATTTCGGGTATATCTTGCATTATATCTATAACATACCTATCCTTGTTGTTCGTAGGAGAAACTGTTACAATTTTACACATATCAGTACTAACCATGGTTTGTTCTGGAGCTTTTAAAGGAATAATTATTGGTCTACACAATAACATCCACATACTTAAACTTAGTTAATAATTTAATTTTATTATAGTATATACTCACTATGGAAAATAAGTTACCACCAAACAAACACGTTCGTAAACACATTATTGAAGGTATAAAATTTGCCGATGAAATGTTAGATGCTTTAGATGAAATATCACTGAAATATAACACACATATATCAGATAGTATAAACTTAGGAAATTTCGAAAGTCTCGATAGTTCTTTATCACATTCATCTAGGAAATTAGTCGAATACAAACAAAAATATGAAAATATTTTGAAAGAATACGAAGAATATTCTGTAAAATTTAGACATAAATTATAGAAAATATTGGTTTAAAATACAGTTCATGTTTACCGTCATTTTAAACACTTATCGAAAATTTTTGAAAATTTCACTCATATATATATTATAAATAAATAAATGATTTATTTATTTATTTTATTTACTAATATCTATTTCAAAATTGTCTCTAAATTATATGTATAAATATGTATGTATATAAAAAAGGTTTGAAATTGTGAACCACGGATTTATGGTCAAAAAAAATTCACAAAAAAAAAGAGCTTTTTAAAAAAAATGCAAATGTTTTAAATTAAATTTAAAAGATTTTTTTTCGAAGAAAAAACGCACTCGCCTGGGAAAACTTAAAATTTTTAATATTTTTTTACAACCACATTTCCTCTATAAAATAGGTATAGTTTAGCTCGTCATTTTAAACACTTATTGAAAATTTTACAAAAAAAATTTCACTCATATATATATTACAAATGAATAAATGATTTATTTATTTATTTTATTTACTAATATCTATTTCAAAATTGTCTCTAAATTATATGTATAAATATGT